AAAGGTGACACCTATGGTGTCACACCTAAAAACCCAATACCAGCAAGGGTTATAGAGGGAATGGTGACACCTGTGACGCATATGACACACACTTCCCTATATAGGGGTATATATATGCATATATATATTAATAAATAATTATACTTATATATTATATAGGTGTCACAGGTGTCACTAAACGCATAAAGCCCAATACCAGCAATGGTTATAGGAGTGACACCAACAAAATATGGTGTCACGGTATGTGTCACACGTGTCACCATTCCTCGTTAGAATTTAAAAATTTTGGCATATGGTAATGCCGTCTTTTCCGGCCTATTCCTTTTGGAATGTTTCTTTTTTTCAAAAGTGATCCCATGCGCGTTGCGTCGGACTTATTAGGTTTTTCGTAACCTATTTTTTCTAACACCTCGGTAGCCGTCATCCATATGCGTTCTGGCCATTCCCAATCAAAGAATTGCTCCAGTTTTTCTTCGAACGGATCAATAAACTCAAATTTCTTATTGGATTCATTAAGAAGATTCAATTCGTCTTTGCTTAGAAACGGTGATTCTCCTTGGATATACATCTCATAGGCATATCGCCATATTTGCTGCATATCTAGCCCATGCCGCGTGTCAATAGGCTCAGTAAGACTAATCGTCCACCATCGACGGTTACCAGTAGAATCCACTAAAAAATGGGATTCATTAACAGTGGCCGCATACGCTGTGCGCCGAATTAAACGACTATTACGGATGGCATAAGGTCGTCGAACATCGTCTATGTCATTAGTAATATGAGATTTTAAACGAGCAATATCGGCTTTTCTAAACGTGGCATCTAATTCACCTAATTCGCATATCCAATATTCTGAAGCAGTTAAAATGTCATCTTTGCGGGAAGGGTCAAGAGATAGACCTCCTTTGACCGCTTTCAATGGCTCAGGAACCAAAGACATTACAAAGCTTGATTTGTGGGTGTGCGGTTCTCCTTGAATAACGAGCACTCCCTGTGCGGAAAACCCCTTTTCGGTGAAAAGAAGGGCAATAGCTGAAATCATCCAGCGTTTAATTAGAATATATGCCAAATCATTATCGGTAGTTTGTATGGTGGAGAGGAATTTAGAAAAAACCGAAGCATCGGCAAGTGGCTTGCTTAATATCCAGTCTCGCACCGGATGATAAGTATTTTCCCAAGCTATTTGGTCTAGGTGTTTATCTAATCGCTTATGAGGCAAGCCGTTCAATACGGCCAAGTCGATAATATAGTTTAAGGACGCATTGTCAGCTTCTTCCTCATAAAAATTAATATGTGGAATGGTCGTTTCACGTATATGTTTTAACATGTTCCATCGAACCGTGATTTTATAATGAGCCAAAAGAGCGCGCAGGTTTTCACAGGTATCAAGAGGTTTTGGGCGAGAAGAATCAGAAAGGTGAGGGTATCGGTCAATGGAAAATAATTCATCAGATGGTTTTATATTAAAAAGCTCCTTTATAGCATCGAAATCCACCTCGTCATTATCTTCATTAAAATCCGCCAAATCCCATTTTTCTTTTACCCCAAGGGATTTTATATCTATCAAATAAACAACTTTAGCCACCCATACAAGCTCATCTTTAAGCTTTTCCATTCCCTTATATCCGGCTTTATCATTATCAGGGAATAAATACACTGTCTTATCTTTTAATGCGCTTAAATCGGCTTTATGAAGGCTAGAAGCACCACCTAAGCACGTAATTACATTAAAATCAGGGAATAATTTAATGGCGGCATCAGCAGTTTTTTCTCCTTCCACAAATAAAATAGGTTTATCCGGGTTTTTTTTTATAGATAAGAGATTATAAATAGGCTTTCCCCCGTCTGGTGCGCCTCTTTTCCATACTCCATGGTCATGTTTTAAGGTGTAAAAATCTTTTCCCTCATTTTTTTCAACTCTAACTTGAATGCAAATAGGGTTTTCTTGCCATCCGTAATACACATAATGTATTTCATTTGGCTGTGGTGATGGTATACTTCTCATTGCATAGCTCCTTGAGTTAATTAGCCTGATAAAACAAAAAAGCCCGTGTGGTCTATCCACTACGGGCTTTAAATTTATAGTAATACTGGTATAATATTGTCCATATAACCTATGTCCCACCCTCATGGGTTGTATATCTTGGCGTATCGAATGCATATGGGCTTAAGTGGGCAAACACTTGCGCCCATTATCGTATCTTAATCGCTGGGATTTTTATAGCAGATTTCAAAATGCTCGGAATAATCGCAATTAGTAGATTTTCTAGGTTTGTCTAGTCTGTTTATTTCATCTTGAAGATAAAACAAGGCTTTCTTTAAGTCTTCTATGCCTCCTTTATGCTCATGCCTCCAAATGTATTTGACCACATTGCCTAAATTAAAATTAAGATAACGAACTACGGATAAACATTCTATGGTGCGCCCACACGAGCACTTGGCGTTTGAAGAATTATAGTGCTGAGGATGGTTTACTGTTTCGGTCATTTTTGCATTCCTTATGTCTTATAACCCATTTATTTTTGTAACGATTAAAACTTTTTATGCCATTAGGAGCGTCTTGTCCACAAATATAGCACGGCATCGTGGGGAGGCGTTTGTTAAAGGTGAGTATGGATGAATTATTGGTCATTTATTACCTTATGAGACTCGCCATAATTATCAGTCATGGAGTTTATTTTTGAAATAAGATTTCCCGTATCAACAAGCCCGTCATATTGATATAACGCATATAAGCGAAGTTTTATTTTTTTAATCTCTTCTTTTCCATATATCAGTATCTTCGTGTCGGTTGGTATGATGGCCACAGATGCATACGTCGGCATGTTTTTCACTGATTATCATTTTCATACCTCAGCGCATCATGGATTTTAAGAGCGGCAAGAGCCAATATTCTCGCGTAATTTTTCTTGCATTTCTCATTATTTAGAAGTTTTCCTGCTATGTAATTCGCCATATTCATTTCCCAATCGATTGAAACGGGCTGTAATAATAATTTTCGTACTTTATCTTCTTCACTGATTATCATTTTACTCCTCCACATTTCATGCATTCTTTTTTGCCATTTTCAATATTTATGCCCATTAAATGCTCACAATAGTTATCAATCATGGATTGGATTTTATCGACCAAATCATGATTTTCCCTGCACCAATATTTAATGGCTTCTAACTCTTCTTTCGTAAAATTATTCATTGTTTATCTTCTCAAAAGCATCCAGAACTCTCTGCCAGTCTTTTACGTCCACTGGCATGCCCGCGCTGCCTGTTTCAATCGCTCTAAGAATTTCATGCGTCATTTTTTCACGATTTTGGTTATATAACTTGTCAGCATTTTTTATCAAAACATCACAAACCGTAGCGACCATGTAAGTTTTTCTACCAAGAGCATATCGAACTGCTGCCCATGCTAAGTCGTTAAAATGCATGCGAGGAATTGTTACTAAATCATCATTCATAATTAAGTTCCAAGTTCAAATCTAAAAGAAGATTATGGATCATGTTACGAAAATTTTTTAATTCCTCACGATTCATGGTTTCTACAAACACAAAACAATCGTCATCTGGACACCAGCCTAAAACTTCGTATGCATCATCATTTCTTTTTTCAAAATAAATTTCATATTTTCCGTCTTTCTTGAAATCATTCATCTGTTATGCTCCGCATACTCACCTATCTTGCCCATTAGATGCGTGGCTTCATTGGTTAATAGCTTGCTTTGAGAAATATATTCAAGCTGCATTGTTAGGCTATGCTTTGGATGATTAAATATTTCAGCAACTCTATTAAAAAATTTTGCCTGCCCGTCTTCATATAATTTGCAAAATTCAATAGCCAATTCTTCTGGCGTAGGTTCGTATTCCACAGTCACTTCTACTCTCATCTATAAAACCCCAAATATCTTATAAATTTCTTCAAATTCATCGTCCCAAGGCACGATAACTTGAAGATTGTCATTCATCGCAAATTCTTTATTGCAATGCCTGCATCCTAATTTGCGGCAGCACTTAGTTAAATGAATTAAAACGTAATATTTGTGAAGTCCGATCAGGCATTTAATGCGCTTAATCATCTATAAAACTCCTACAATCTCTTTCCATTCAGGAATATACTCATCTAATTTATTCTTATTCCCCAACTCCAAGATTCTTTCCTTATTTGCGCCAAGCTCGAAAGCTTGTTTTAACCACTCACAAAATGATTGAGGCGTTCTACCAATACAAGAAGCAAGCCATACCTCAATAACCGCATGGCTGTCACGATCTACATCGCCATGGGGCTTGTAAATTAAATTGCCATTTTCATGTAAATGATATTCTCCTTGGATCATCTATACACCTCGTTATATTCCTCTATTGTTTTCAATAATAATTCAATTTCTTTAAGCTTATCCTTCCCTTCATCATATAAAATGCCATCATCCAGGAATCCCTTTAATGCGCTTTTATAGGAAACGGTTTGTAAATATAATTGCTTAACATGGTACGCATCTAATCGTATTATCATCTATAAAACTCCCCGCAAAAGTTCGCACCGTTGTTACTAAATCAATTTTCGCGTGCTTAGCAAGCTCATGCGCCTCTTTCAACTTCTCGTAGTCAATCATTCATCTATACTCCATTTTTGAAGGCAACCCAGAGAACAAAAATGCTTATCCTCTTTAATAATCGGATATCTCATCATGTCCGTTACCCAGCTTTCTGTTAGTGGTATTCGTTCGCAAGTTAATCTCAATCTATAATCAATACTATTGTCGGTTATATGCAAAAATCTTTGGCAGCCGTCACATGTTGTTTTTTTGGTTTCAGTCATCTTTATCTGCCGTAATATATATTGCCTTTACAGCCCACATCACAGCCTGTTCCAAATTAGTTAATGCCAATGATCTTTCCCGTCCTGACTTAATTAAATTAATATGTCTTTCTAAGTCTTCAGCTAAATATTTAATCTCATCCGCAAACTCTTTTAGTTCCGGATTAGAGTTGTATTTTTTTCTAAATGTATCTGTCATTCTTCATTCCCCAGTAATTCTATCTGTGTATTTTGTTATTTTTCACGAACCCCAAGACCTAGACCAAGAACAAGACCAAGACCAAGACCTAGACCAAAACCAAGAACTAGACCAAGACCTAGACGTAGCCCTAGGCCTGGATGCAGACCATTCATTTCCTTTTAATATAATCATTTTTGATTCTCGGGTAATTCATGATCAAAAACAGTAGCGTCAATAATAGAATTGCGATTTACAATGACATCATTAATAAATGGCTCTACTTCAGAAAACTCTCCATTTCTTAAAGCGTCATGAAATCGTCCAGAATCCGCAATCCAGCTTGCTTTTCTTAAAACAAGCTCTTTATCGTCAACATAAATCAATTCGCCAACTAAATGCATTGTTACCGTACGAATGAAATAATTATTTCCTGTTTTCCATGGCGAAGTAGTTGCGCACGTGGTGGGCGATTCTTCATCTTTAATTAAAATACTTAACAATTTCTCAATTAAAACAGTGTTCATTTTGTCTCCTGTGTATTTGTATTTATTTTTTGCAATTAATCACTTGCCCATTCTTTTAAATCATTTTTTGCGCACAAATACCCAGCCACCCAAAACATCAAGGATTGGTCTTTTCTTGACAAACCATCAGTAATTTTTTGGCAATTTTCCCATGCCTCTACAAATGCAGGATGCACGGTGGCGTATTCTCGCAACTTACTTAATTCTTCTTTGGTCATGATTTATTTCATCTCTTAAAGTTAATAAACAGTCTGCAATCACTCGAAAAGCACGCAGAGAAATAACAGGATCAAAAGACACACTTGACAATAATTGTTCCAAGCGTGCAAATGCTCGATTAAGTGCCTTCCCCTCTTGCGCAGCCTTATAAGCCCGCAGATGCTCCAGCTCCTGTATCATATCCTCATAATTGTCCATCCGGTAAATCCTCTAACGATGCCTTTAAAGCTCCTTGAGTTATTTTTTCAATGCGTCTTTGAGAACCGATAGGAATATATCCTTTCTTTTTAAACCAGTTGTGCCAATTCACATGGGACAAGCCTGTTTTCGCCTCAAATTGATTGCCGTTGATAAAATAACTTTTTAAATCTTCTAGCGTCATAATATTCTCCGTAAATTATTATAAACATTCTATTGACAAATAGTAAATAGATTTACTAAAATAATCTTACGTCATTACCGGCGTAGACTAATCAAAGTAAAGAGGTAATTATGTTGAATGAATATATTTTAGAAATGGAAACGCTTAATAAAAAGCTGGCCAAGCTTACCAAGCGCAAAGAAGAACTAACATCGCTTATTATAGATGAATTAGGACATAATCATGAAGGGCAAAAGTCGTATGAATATGAAACATGGAAAATAGAATGTAAAACTCCCTTTATTTATTCCTTGGATAAAAAGGCTTATGAATCCGGTGACGTGTATCTGCCTGCTGAATTTAATCCTGTTAAGTCTTCTGTTTCTTACACCGTAGACAAAAAATTATGCGACCAATATATGATGCAGGCTCCGTTAAGTGTTAGAGATGCTTTATCGCTGCTCATAGAAAAAAAACCCTCTAAACCATCCGTTACTATTAAAGCGAGGTCGTAATGTCTAACGTTGTTCTAATTATAGGTCAAAGCGGCACTGGTAAATCCACCAGTATCCGTACTCTTGATCCTAAGTCTACTTTTATTATTAGCGTTCTTGATAAGCCGCTACCATTTCGTTCTGCTAGAGCTGGTTATAAATTATTAACTTCTAATAAAGATAAAGAAGGTAATTATTATATAAGCGACCAATGGAATAACATCTTAAAAGCAATCGAGTTTGTTAACAAAGAACGCAAAGATATTACAACGTTGGTTATAGATGATATTCAGTATTTGATGGCCAATGAATTTATGCGGCGAGCCTTAGAAAAAGGATACGACCGCTTTTCAGAGATTGCCCAGCACTTCTGGTTGGTTATTAATTCGCTTCTTAATACACGCTCTGACTTAACGTGTTTTGTACTATGTCATAGCGATACCGATATCCATGGAGTAGCACGCTGCAAAACAATTGGGAAATTATTGGATGAAAAAATAACAATTGAAGGAATGTTCACTACGATATTGCATTCTAGGGTTATGGATGGTCAATACAGGTTTCAAACGCAATTCGATGGTGACCGGCTCGCTAAAAGTCCCATTGATATGTTTCAAGAGCTTCTTATACCTAATGACTTAAATGAGGTCAAACACGCAGTCGAGTCTTATTACGAGGAGGAACATAAGGATGGAGTTTGATATAAATATTTGGATTAAAAAATACAGAAAAGTTCGTCAAATCGGCGAACTTTTAAAAAAAGCAAATAATGGAGAATATGTTTTTAAGGATGGCGAGCGACAACAATTGCTCCATAAGCAAGAGATTATAATATCCTCTCAATCTCAATACATGAACGAGTGCGGACTTCCGCGCGCACCCATATTATGGCATTACAACCCAAAAGATGAATCTACATGGGCATCAAGTGAGAATTTTGCTTATAAACATTTATTAAATACTTCACTACAAACCACCGAGGAAAAATTATGAATTTTTGGAGTAGCGACTTAGGGCAATTAACGGGGAATCCGGAAGATGCATTTACTCAATCTTTTAGTGTTATTCCCGACGGCACGAAAGCGATTGCCAAAATTGTTCGAATGTATAATGTAGAACATAACGGGGAAAAGCGCATTGAAATTGATTGGGAATTAGTTGATGGGGAGTTCAAAGGTCGACATGTATTTCATAAATTAAAGGTATTTGATGAAAATAGCAACAAACGTCATAAAGCTCTTAATATGCTTATGCTTATTTATAAAATGTTCAAGGTACAGCCATCCAGTAGCGAGCCTCCTTCAGATGACTTTATGAAAGTATTCATAGGAAAACATGCAGGCATTAAGGTCCAAGAATGGGAAAACGATGGTAAATGCGGAAACTGGGTATCTGAAGTCCATCCATCTCAAAGCTTTAAATGCGAGACAGGGGTAAAAATGGTTGTTACATCTACCCCAAGTGCGGTTGAAAGCGCATTTAGCAGAAATCCTAAAGTGCAAACTGATGTTGTTGAGGATGACATTCCATGGTAACCGGAACATTAACCAAGCTATTAGAAGAAACAAGGCAAGCTTGTGAGCCTAAAAGAAATTATATAGGGTCTAGCGAAATTGGGAACCCATGCTGGCGAAATATTTGGTTTAACTATCACGGGGAGCATAAAAAACCCCGTGACGCGCGTACCAATCGCATTTTATCCATCGGAAAATATTTAGAAAATTATGTTTTGCAATTGATTTCGGGGATTATTTCTGTTCAAGTACCTATAAAGGATGCTAAAGATAAAGAATTACCTTATTTTTTTGGACATCCAGACGCAATTATCCGATTAGAAAACAAGTTATATGTATTGGAAATAAAAACGGCCAATCATGCATCATTTCAGCAATTGGTAAAACATGGTTTACGCAAATGGAATGAGCAATATTATGCCCAAGTTCAATGTTATTTGGGATTTTTGAATATGGATAGCGGTTTCTTATTATGCCTAAATAAAAACACAGGGCAATTTCATGATGAATACGTGGAATTCGACCATCTTTATTTCGAGCAGTTACGCATCAAAGCTAAAGCCATTCATGACGCAACTATACCTCCTCCAAAAATAAACAAATCCCCGTTGTTTTGGACATGCAGAATGTGTGCCTTCAAAGACAAATGTCACAGTGACGACAATCACCAAGAATACAAACCGTGAAACACCTGCGCCCCTACCAACAAAAAGCATTGCAAGAATGCTGGGAAGCACTAAAAACCAATGATGAACCGGTATTATTGTATGCCTCAGTAGGCGCGGGAAAAAGCTTGATGCTTTCCGATTTACTTCT